GATGGTAATAAATCAAATCATATAAAAGAAATTTATAACGATTCTTGTTTTTTAAATGAAAATACTTTTCTAGATGAAATAAATTGCAACGAATTGGATTTTTATTTTTCAAATAATAATGAAGTACGAGTTACAAAATGTAAAAATGATTTTTCTTGCATTTTTCCTTTTGGTGTGCGGCGTCGTTTTCGCTGGTTTCTTCGTCTGATACGAAAATACTAAATATTACCGATTTTTAAAAATGTATTTTTACCACTGCTTCTTGATTTTTTGACAGAACTATGGTACAATGATTGTGCAAAGGGGTGGCTATGACTAACGACGATTATGCAAACATAGACTATGGTAAATAATGGCACATGAAGAAAATTTAATTCCGCTGAACCGGCGTACTCCCGAAGAGAGAAAAAAAATAACCTCTGCTGGAGGAAACGCGAGAGTAAAGGCTATCAAGCGCCGAAAAATGATGTCCCAGATTTATGGCGAAATGCTTGCAGACAGATACGAGGTGTCAATCAAAGGCGAGAAAAAAAAGATACCCGGAGATAAATTTTTTAAGGCAGTGGCAAAAGAAATTCTTACTCGAAAAGATGCGTCATCAGTCGCCATGCTTAAGGAAATTCGCGAAGCGACCGAGGGTAATAAAATGAACTTACTGGCACAGATTGATGCGGCAATTTCCACTCCCGATGACCGTCTCGAGGAATTTAATAAATTAAAAGCGCAGGCAGATATAAATCTTGCAGAACAGGAAACGGGCGATGATAAATGAGCCTGCCGCTGAACCTGTAATACCGCTTCTGACTGAAAAAGAATTCTGCGCACTGTCTGCCGACGACCAGAAATTGTACCTGAAATTATACCGCGAACAGGTGTCGCCGAAATTTGAGGAGTGGCGTAATCCGCACCGCATGAAAGTTGCATACGGCGGCCGTGGCGCAGGCGGCAAATCCAGAAGTGCAACATCATTATTAATCCAGTTCGGCGAAAATCCGCGTTACTTCGGGAAAAATATACGCGTACTCTGTGTGCGTGACGTCCAGAAATCTATCAAGGAATCAAGCTGGCGCGGACTCAAGGACGAAATCGAGCGGCTGAAATATCAGGGCTGGGAAATAACCAGAGAAGAAATCAGAAACACAAAAAACGGCTCGTATTTTGTGTTCAACGGTTTGAATGATTTAACAAAAAACGATTTGAAATCGTTTGAATCATTCGATATTTTGTTTGCCGAGGAAGGCGCGCCGATAAGTAAGGAATCTTGGACGACAATGGACGCGACATTCCGCAAACCAGGCTCTGAAATATGGATTTTATTCAACCGCGACCGGAGCCGCGACCCGTGCTACGAGCTGTACTGCGAAAATCCTGACCCGTCATGGTCTATAATCGCCTGCCGTCCCGGAGTACTGGATAACCCGTGGTTTAATCAGACGACGCTGCCTAAGCAGTGGGCGCGCCTGAAAAAAAATGATCCCGAAGAGGCGCTGCACGTATTCGAGGGATTCCCTCGTTCATCACGCGCGCGTTCCGTGTGGGGGCTGTCGCAGTTTATGGCGGCGAAAGACAGAATCGTAAAACCGGAAGGCGCGGTGGAAATCGGACTCGACGTAGCACGGTTTGGCAAAGACAATTCCGTTGCGTTCAAACGTCGCGGACTGCTCGTGACTGACAAGCGGTCCGTGCACGGATTTGATACCGTCGATGTTGCAGGCATGGCATGGAATATGGCAAATCAAGACCCGACCGTGCTGATAAAAGTAGACCCCGGCTACAACCCGGGTGTCATCGACATGCTTAAGCGCTGGGGCGCGAACGTCGTCGAGTGCGCGTTCGGCGCAAAGGCAATCAACGCCGACCTGTATGCAAACGCCGCGTCAGAAATGTTGTTCTGCCTGCCGGTTATGATGATGAGTATTCCTGCGGAATATCTCTCGCAAAATCTCATTGAGGATATAACCGAACGTCTGTACGGATATGATGCGCAAGGACGAAAAAAAATAGAACCGAAAGACGATTCGGCGCGTATGGATGACACGGAGCGAAGCACTGGAAGCTTCAAGTCGCGACACGGCGGCCGTTCGCCTGATGAAGGCGACGCGCTGGGGCTTTGTTTTTACGAAAAACACGGGCTGTATGAAGACGACATCGTTACTGCCATGCAGCAGCTCCGGAAATCATGAAAAAACAGGGTCAAAACGCTATATGTAGTGGTGTCTCTGTGTATAGTAACACGGGCATGATGTAATTATATGTATTATAAGCAATTATATAGACGTTTTAAGACGACACTATATATGTGATGTATGATTGTGTGAGATATGTCAGAACACATCTCTGTGCCGTGATTATGAGCACTTGTAAAATGTGTAAAACGTAAATATAATGATAAATGAGGTGATACATGGGAATTACAATCAATTTATTCGGCGGCAGGAAAGAAGTTAAAGATTTATCAAAAGAATATCCTATACGCCCGTATCCGGTAGACAAGACCGGTGGTTTTCCGTGCAACGCGGTTAACCTTATTGGGCTGCGGGAAGGGACGATCCCCGGGTTGCAGCTCGCGTCCCCTCTTGCGCGCCCGCCGATTACCATACCGACATCCATAGTCGGCATCCCGACACCTCAGGGCAGCGACGACGCGACGCAGGAGGCAATAAATAATCTGGTAGCAGAAAACGCCGACGCGTTTGTAAACAACACGCGGACAAAATGCACCGTCGGCACGTCATGGATATGGCCGCGGTACGACGCGCGCGCGATGAAGCTGATATGGGAATTTATTCCGGACGAAACGATTGAGAGCATCGGCATGAATCCGTCTACAAGTGAAGTGCTCGCAATATGGACGCATGAGATTTTTACTGTATCGACAGGCGACGGGATGAAAGAGTACAGCGAACGAAAACGCAAGATAACGCCGGACAGAATAGACGTGCACTGGCTGCAGAAAGGCACAAGCGGGACGTATGACGATGTGAGCTACGTCAACGTTTTCCATTCCATGCCGATTCCGTTCCCTCATGGTGCCGATATCAATCAGCCGCGCGGGCATACGATGTACGGCGGAAACCTCCGCGCGTATAAATGTTATCATGACGTCATGCTCAACGCCTGCCAGATACTCGCAGAGATGCAGCCGAAACTCAATGTGTCTACCGATGACCCGGGGGCGTGGCTTGCGAACAACGGATTCGGTACGAATAAAATCGAGGGCATGAGGCTCGCAGAAGCTAATTTTTTTGCGTCTAAATTATATCTGTCAAAAACAGGCGAAGATTCAAAAATGATTTTCCTTTCGTCCGATGCACTCAAGGGACATCTCGACATGCTTGACAGGCTCCGCACAAATATAATAATCGGCTCTGACAGCCCAGAAATATTCTGGCCGCTGCTTGCAACAGGAAACATGGCAAGCACCGACACACAGAAGAACAACGGCGTCGCATGTATCAAGGCATTGCAGACGGAAGACAACAGCCAGTACGATTTATTATTTAATAAATCACTTGAGATATTGTCATTCGTCGATACGAAACATTATGGCTCATGCAAAACAACATGGGGCACTTTCAATCTTGTATCTCCGGAATCAAAGGCTACGATTTTTAATACAATGGCATCAGGATTGTCCGCACTCATGACGTCGGCGAGTGTTACGCTCGAAGATTTATTTTATTTTGTAAAAGGCGTGTATCCGGATCTGCCGGAAACCGACGCGGAGAAATTTATTAAAGGTTTGACAGCAACGGCAAAGCAAAAGGCATTTTCCAACAGCGACGTTTACGGACAGACCGACACGGGGAATGCAGAAGAATGACGAACGCGGAATATAAAGCGGCAAAAAGAAAACTTACCGCGTCGTCGGCAAGACAGGTATTGAAAAAATTGCGTCAGATAAGGATTATGTATACAAAGTCTGCTGCCCGTACTGAAAAAGTAATCGCGCGTCTGCCGGGCGGTACACTGTCGCCGTCTAACCGCGCGAAAATATTGAAAAGCGTCAACCGGAATGCGTTGTACGACAAAATAGTTGGATACATAGACGACGGACGGAAGACTTTAGTTTCAGACGCATTTTCTGTAGATAAAAAATATCTTGAGGACGCGTTTAAATCAATCGGGAAAATTGTTAACCTGTCTCCAATGTTTGACCGGCAGGCTGAAAGAATAAATAAAAAGTATAAAGCAAAAAATACCCTCGGCTACGTCCCGGTTGCGGCAAACAGTTTTGTCGTCCGTAACCGCGCCGAATATACACTGTCATCGGCTATATGGGAATCAATCGACGGGTACAGTGATAAAATTTTAGCAATAGTGCAGGCGGAGCTTGAGGCCGGAACCGACCCGGTGAAAATCGCCAGGCTTATAGAGCAGTATCTTGCAGGCGGCGCGGAAGTTGTGCTCGGACGGTGGGGCGATTTGAAAATAGGTACCACAGAATACCGGAAGCGGCTCGGTACTAAAGGCGCAGACTACCGTACACAGCGCGTAGTGCGCACGGAAATGTACAGCGCACGGCGCGATGCGGATATTAAAAGCGGGGAAATGAACCCGGGTGCTACAGATAAATTTACGTGGCACTTGTCGCCTGCATCCAACCATTGCGACGAGTGCGAAGAGAACGCATCCGGCGGCCCATACACGGCGGATGAGGTGCAGGATATGAATAATAACATACATCCGCAGTGCTCTTGTTACGTCGAGCCGGTGATGAAAAATGAAGACGATTTTGTGCAGAGCCTGCGTGATTATGTGCATGGTGAGGATACCGCAGGGGCAGCAGAAATAGAAACATGGGCAAGCAAATACGGATTTGACACGGAATAAAAAATGTAGTACAATACACTCGTTCATATCGTTATCCGGTGGGGTTAACTCCTCGCCCTGCCGGATTTTTTTCGGGGGCAAATGAATAAATGAAAGATGAAATTGTAGTTCTGAATTACAAATCCTCTGGGCAGACAAAAGTCACGGCAGACCAGATAGAAACAATGATTCCTGCTGATAAGTGGGACGAGCTTGCAAAAAATGATCCGGCGCCTTTTTTTTCCGTTGAATCTATCCAGTATCCGGCTATCGGAAACACCCACATGTATGGCGTGCCGGGAACGTATGACGAATCGTATTTTCAGGAGCTTGCAAACGCGTGCAAGATAAAGCCGATACCAGGCTCTAATGACGGGCATTCTGATTCAAGCAAACCGCATAATGATTTATTTACCGTCGGAATAAAAATAGCGTCGAACGGAGACGGAACAGGAACGGCATATTTCAAAAATTACATTCCGCCTACCGATTGGCAGGGTAATTCGAACGCCGGATTAATAAGAGATTCGAAGCTCGGGCTGCTTAATTTTTCGCTCGTGTCACACCCGAAATATCAGATAGACCAGACTGCAAACGGTGTCGAATATCACATCATCGGTACCAACGGCGGCGACCGTAACGACGCAGTAGAGGAAGGCTCGATGGAACAGACGATAAACAGCAGAGAGAATCTTGATTTCAGTCTGTTGCGCAGTATGATTAATAATAATAAAATCACAATGGATAATGTCGATGGAAATATTATACAGAATGGTAAGATTTCCCGTCCCGTGCTGAGGCAGATTGTCTCCCGCGCTGACTGCGAAAATAAATCTGAATATTCTGAATTAATATCAATGATCGACAAAACAAAAAATGGAGGCAGAGCCGTGGAACTGAAAGAAGCGGTGGACATGATAGGCGTTGCGGTTAAAAATGGTCAGGCGGTGTTTGCAGATATTGCAAAAAATGCCGGCTGCGAAAAATTCGTACGCAACGAACAGGACGACAAGAACGCGGAAATGGTGAAAGCAATAAACGCGCTTAACCTCGGCGATAAGCCGGTTGAGACAATTGCAAAAATCATTGCCGAAAACAAATCAAACTCGGAAGCGGCGGTGAAAAATAAAATCGTTGCCGTATACGGTGTTGAGGAAAAAGAAATCAACGGCGTAAAAACAAAAAATGCAGCTTACAGCTATGCATACGGCAAGCTTGCAGGAAAAAACGGAACAGAACTTGACGAGGCGATGAACGCGCTCAAAACTGACGACGTGATGAAGGCGATTCGTGGAAATCAGGCTGACCCGTTTATGCAGGTAATCAAAACAGAAAACGCACAGCCCGAAGAGGCTGAAACAACCTACAACGGTATTCCCGTTGTTAAAATCGGAGGTAAATAATAATGGCACTTATTTATACACAGTCGGAACCGGCAACCGGCAACCGCGCACAGAATATGTCAGGCGCGGCCGTCGTGCAGAACCAATTTCTCGTGATGGCCGGCAAATGTCTTAAAGCAACGGAAGACATCGCGTCGCTTGCTGTCGGCGGATTTGAAAATCTGCTCGGAAAAATTGTTCAGGCAGATACATTCGTAACGGGCGAATCGACATGGGCGACAGGCGAGCTTCCTGTTTACTGGAAGCCGTCTACAGGCGAATTTTCCAACACTGCAACTGTCGGGTATTATCTCGTCGGCTACACGAAGGAAGCGAAAGCCAGCACATGGGTAACATTTGAAGTTGTCGCTCCAGTGATTGTTGCGAGTGACGTTGCGACACTGCAAACTGTCGTTGAGGGCATCACGGCACAGTCGGGTACATGGTTCAAGCGCACGGCGACACTTACCTCCGCCGCCGCCGGAACCGCCGTACACGTACTCACCGCTGCCGACGTTGGAAGCAAGACGCCATTTGTTATGGGCGCCATACTCAAAGTTGATGGCGCAGACGCATGGACGGACACAACTGGCACGGTTGTTAAGTTGCAGGATACGGCGGATACTCCGGTTGTAGGCTTTACTTATGCAAAAGAACAGCTCACCGCAAACGCGGTGCTTACACTTGCATCAACTGGCGTGACTATCGATGATCCGGTTGCAGAGGGCAATGGATTTACAGCAGAGAAGGGACTCGACGTAATCGCCGATTCTGATTTTGACGCCGGAAGTGATATTAAAATCACAGTTTTCGGCTATCTGGCATAAGGAGAAAAATAAATGGCAGTAAAAGTAATTAACAGCGCGACTGTGTGTGAAAACGCACGCGCTGAATATGAAAAGAATAAAAACAGTGTTTTTGTTCCTGTTTTCCGTGGTGACCGCTTTGCAAATATGCACGGCGGCTCCGACCTTGCGGTGATGCTTGAGGTCAAGCCGGAAGTTGCGAACGGGAATATCAACGAGCTTGCCTACCGCGCAAAATGTGAGCTGCAGAAAAACGAGAAAGTAAAAAACGCCGCAGATGCACCATCACAGACAGCAATGGAAGCGTTTTTCGGGAAATATTTTATCGATTTGCAGCGGATGAACAAAGAATCCGGAGACCTTACCTCTGTAATCGCAAACGAAACTACAGACTTAAGTCTTCCGGAACATCCAAATGTCCGCGATTACGAACCGTTCCGTGGACAGATGAAAATCAACTCCGGCGTAAATGACGCAGTACCGCTTATCCAGCAGAACGAAGGAAATCTCGATACATTCGACATTGCGATTCATGCGGTCGGCTGGAAAGACAACCTGAAAAACACATTGTACAACAAATGGTTTACCATGGACAAAGTTGTCAAGGCCGCCAACGATGCATACACTGACGCAAAAAATGAACGTGGTGTCGGCGTAATCGTATCAACGACATACGCCGCATCACAGAAGCAGGCGTTTGTAACCACGGCAGGGAATACCGCTGATGAAAATCGGTATGACACGATACTTGCCGCATGGCAGAAACTCAAGACACTCAAAGATGTCTACACAAAGCGTCAGATTGCAATTCCGTCAGTATCGATTCTCTGCAATTCCGCCGACACATGGGGGCTCACTGGAGTTATCAACGGTCAGCTCAATAACAACAGCGGTCAGGCTCGCGGATCAAATCGACAGGCACTGCCGATAAATCAAATCGTTGAATTTGATCACGGTATTAACGACGGATTTACAATCGGCAAAGAGGTTGCATCGCTTCCCGGATGCCCAGTCGGAACGGCGTATTTGTTTGTGCCGGGCGTACTCATGATTGCTAACAAGCGTCCGCTCACACTGGAGTCCAGCATGGGATCGGCACTCGAGCTGTCAACAGAAGAACGCGCGTGGTACAGTATTTTCGGCGGCTTCTACAAGCAGTTCCTCGGCACTTCTTACGCCGGCTCGACTTGCGGTGCGGGATTCGGCTATGTCGTTGAAGTAAAAATCGCGTAATATAAAATCCGGACATAATAAACTGTGTCCGGATTTTCTGGAGTTAAAATGAGAACTAGGGCTTTTGATTTTAAATATGGTACAAAACTCGGCGGCGCATTCCAGAAAATACCGACTGAAATAATTGACCAGTATTATAATTCGTAAGGACAAAAATCATGGCAACATTTGCGGATGTAAAATCGGTGCGGCTCAAAATAAAAGACCCTCTCGGATTTATTAATCTGCTTGAGGTTGCGACACTGCCGGAAACGGCGGCAAGCCAGACGGCGTACACGATAACTGACTCCGGAATTTATCAGGAATATAAATCAGGCGCATGGAAAAATATTAACATAGAAATATCCGATGCGCAGATAATAACATATGTAAATCTTTATGGCGTCGATAAGGCCGTCATACAGTGCGTGAAAGAAATTCTCATGTCCATAGGAAAGAACATGGGAATAGTGAGCACCAGCAGCGGTACGGAGAGTGTGCAGTATCAGTCACTGGACGCGATATATACTTTCTATAAAGGAATTTTAAGCACACTGAAAGACGACATAAACGAAAACGCCGGGACGAATACAGGACTGTTTATCAGGACAACACCGCCGGATATCGGCGGCGTACGCGAGTGCGGGCGGTTTATATGGTAGATAAATTAAGATATGGGTTTGATAAATTAATAAATATTAACCCGACTGACGCAAAATATTTCAAAGATAATGCAATCGTAACGGAAACGGTACGATTCTCCCACGAATCGTCAAGCGTACCTGCGAATAAAACAACTCCGGTAGGGCTCGGAACAAATTTTTCGATGTTTGTGGAATTGTATTATAATTCTGCGGTAAAAGAAAATGACGTGCTGATAAACGGAACGAGAGGCTGGAAAGTAGGTCCGGTGGATGAATGCAGATTCGGCGGTGAGATTTACGGCAAACATGCTCCGCTTGTATCGGTTACGTTGTCATCAGCGAAAAATATTACGTTATTAAAAATCGGTACAGTATCCGGCGTTATTAACGGGACAAATATTACAGTCACGCTTCCGGCTGGTACTGATGTCAGCGCGCTCACTCCGGTCATTACGCATAACGGCAAAATGATAACGCCAGTAACAGCACAGGATTTTTCCACTCCGAAAACGTATACGGTTACAGCGGAAAATATGACGACACAGATTTATACAGTAACGGTGGTATTATCATGAGGGAAGGGAATTTACCGTCACGCGACGGCTCACAGACTGATGTGGATTATAATCACGACACACAGATGATTATGATAGAGTTAAACGGCGAAAAAGAGGAACTACCTGTTGTAGATGCGGTGGCATTCGCTGGAAAATTACTCGCAATGATTGAGGTTGTGCTTAGAAATGGCAGATGATAATGGTACGACACATAATGATGTTATTAATCTCAAAAAAATGATAGTAAGCCAGTACACCAAAAACAAAGTTGCAATGATTGCGTTATGTAAATATTTTGCAGGGCTTGCGCTTAGAGAGTTCAGAAGCAGACAGGCGAATAATGCATTCTGGAAAAATCAAACAGGAAGTCTTTTAGGTGACGCATATTCCGATGCGTGGGTAACAAAGGAATTTGTCGGATTTTTCCTTTCGCTCTCGCAAAATTACGGCAAATATGTTATACTTGCAAATAACCGAAAACATGACGGACTGACGCCAATTATTATTTCTTTATATAGCAAATTTATGAACGCCGTGGAGAAGATATATGCTTAAGGAAGTTGTTGCCAGATTGCAGACAGGAAGTATACCTGATGTCGTTCGTTTCGGCGAGTCAACGGCTGGATTCAGCGGCGCATATGTCTGCGTAAAAATGGAGACGTATACAATCGGCAGGGCGTTGAGAGTAATTGTGCACAAGAAGCCGGGGGAAAACGATGCGCTCGATTTATATATTTTCAATGAGCTTCCTGACCTGTTGTCAAACTGGAGCTACACGGATGAATATGGCAATTACGTCACGATAAAGGACGCAAAAGAATATACGGATATCGTCGTGGATAACGACGATTCGACCATCAGCATGGAGCGGCTGTTTTATACACCGCTCATATTATAGGAGATAAAATTATGGCATACATTTCAGGGCTTTCGCGAGTTGCGACAGACGGGTTCAGGGTGGAAAGAAACAACCCTGACGGAACACCGGCAACAGCAAGCAGGTTTCTTGGATTTACCGGTACGTGCGATTTGTCGGCAGTATTGACGGATAACGCGGCGCAGCTTACGATTAAAATCGATAAAATATCGGAAACGAAAACATTTACCTGCACTGCTGCAAGTGAGTCGGCAGTTACGGTCGCCGAAGCAGTAACCGACCTTACTACGTGCGCGTTTACAGGCATTACGTGGAGTATTGATACTGCAACATCACGGCTCAAAGGCGTGTCGGAGACCGGTACATATGTACAGGTGACGGGCGCACTTGCCGCAGCGCTTGATTTCGGGCAGGGCATTGAACAAGGCGGAAATGGACTTGAAATTATTAAAGTGTTCGACGACCGTGTAGCGTCCTGTTCGCTTGCAAAGTCCATTGTTGCTGCGCAGACAATCAGCCAGGAAGGCTCAAAGGGAACAATCGACGAAGTGAATATCGGGCAGAAACTCAAAGGCATTGACCCTGAAATCACAATAAATGACGAAGATTACGCACTGCTCGAACTCATTGAAGGCGGCACATTTGACCGGACTGCAAATAAATATACGCCGCCGCTTTCAGACAAACAGACTTCTCCTACATTCACGCTTGAATTCTTCTCGCCGATGGTACGCAAGGGGTCAGTAAAATTTAGCGACAAGCCATGTGAGGAATTGATGGCATTCCATTCCTGCATCGGCGCAGAGGGCGATGTCGGCATCGACTCAAAGGCGTACGCAAAATATATCTACAAAATTACCGCGACAGGATATACCGACGAATCAAGTGTCAAGCATCCGGCGTATGACAAAACGCAGCTTACGATAGCCGAATATCTCGCTATGGACGTGGAAAATGTTTAAGCGTTTAATAAAGCGGCTCGTCGATGAAGAAATTAACCGGCGCGCCGCCGATATTCCTAAACCGGTCGAACCGCCGCAGGGGTACAACTCACTTGAGGTAATCCGCGGCGGCATGTTTCATTGGGTGTACGCCCCCGTCAATAATACTCACGCATGGATACAGCTCCGCACATCCAACTCGTCGCAGCTGGACGCGTGCGGTGCTGTGACACTTATTGAGGCACTCGGAAAATCGAAAGATGCAACATTTGAAGAGCAGATGGACATGCGGAATAACATGGAAGCTATCTGCAAAATCACAATGAACAACCCGACGTTCGACGAGTTCGTGCAGATGTGCACCGGAGCGGACATCGTTCAGTCAAAAATGAAACTTGAACTTAAGCGGATAAAAGCGATTGACTGTACCGGAATGAGCGCAGAAGAAAAATACGTCATCGATGAACAGATTAAAAAAATCGAACTGCATCTTGCATTTCTTCTGCCGGAAAATACATTTGATTTTATTGTTAAATGGGCGCTCGGCTGTGATGTGTCTGACATAAAAAAATTAACACACGAACAATTATTATCCGCCGCTATACTCGCTAACAACGGGCATGATTCGCCACATCATCATCTCACCGGATGTTTCACCGACAGAGATATGAGTGACATTGATAAAGCTGCTTGGGTTATTTACAACGAACACGTTGCAGATAATAAAATTGCAAAAGGCATAAGGTAAAATAAAATGGGCGTAGATGCAGGATCGGTTTACACAAGCATAAGAATAAGACTCACTGATCTTGACAACGACCTCAAAGGCGTTTATTCGAGGCTGGACCAGCTCGAAGCGAACATAACAAAAACAACCGTCCCTGCAAAAAAGAATTTTAAAGACATGTTTGCAGCTGTCGTAACCGGACAGGCTGCGCTTGGATTAGCAAAAAAAGGTTTTGAATTACTCGTAAGCTCAATAAAAAATTCTATCAACGTTGCCAGTGAATCGCAGGAAATGATATCGAAATACGGCGAGGTATTCGACGGCATGGGTGGGCAGGCGGAGGATGCCGCGAAACGGTTTGCGGATTCGTTTGACCTTGCCGGAGCGACTGCAAAGGAAATGCTTGCCAATACAGGCAACTTATTGCAGGGCATGGGAGCTACAAAAGAAGAATCTCTCGATATGTCGGTTGCCGTCAATACCCTTGCCAGCGACTTGGCATCATTTACAAATAACGAAGGCGGAGCCTCCGCAGCAAGTGAAGCAATAACAAAAGCTCTTTTAGGCGAAAAAGAGAGCATGAAAACTCTCGGCATTGCAATCCTTGATTCCGATGTAAACGCGCGAGTGGCAAAAAACGGACAGTCTGAATTAACAGGTACGGCGTTAAAGCTTGCAAAAGCACAGGCAACTTTACAATTAATAACAGAACAGGCGAGTAATGCAATCGGCGATTATGCAAGAACATCAGACAGTGTTGCAAATTCACAAAAACGCGCAGCTGAAAGAACAAAAGAATTACAGATTGCGATAGGTACCGGATTAGGCGGTGCGGTAAAACTTGCATCGAATCTCTGGTCAGGATTTGCCGAAGGATTAACGAAGGTTATAAACCGCAGCAGCAGTATAGGTAAACTCACCGGAGTTACTGACGATTTAATAGCATCGTCCAGAGAATATAATACTATAACAAATACTCTTACCAGCAGCTCGAATAATCTGTCCGAAGCAGAACGCGGTGTGCTGAATGCACGAAAAGATTTGCTTGCGCAGCAGATATCGCAGCAGGCGATTGAACTTGCGAAGGCGTATAAAGATGAATATACCGCACTGGGAAAAGCAGAAAACAAAATAAAAGGGCTTACGTCGGAACAGAGCGGACTTATTAAAAAACAGGATGAATTAAAACAATATATTCTTAATGTGGATAAAATATGGTCAACTCTGACTGAGTCAGAGAAGGATGCGTATCGAAGCCTGTCTGATTCATCGGGAAAATATACGAGCGTAGTAGAAAAAGACGAGGCTGCAAAGATATATATAACCAGCCTGTACAGGGACAGTCTAACCCTCGTGCAAAGAAAAATAGGCGAAGTAAACTCGAAATTAATTGATTCGACAAATACAACAAATACATTTAAAAATAAAAATCAGGAAGCGCTGTATGCAATTGCGCGCGCAGTAAATGATGGAACGATAAGTATAGCACAGTTCAGCGGCACAAGTAACGCAGGATATACTAAATTTTACAACGATGTAATGGCCGCGACTGTTGAAGTAAAAGAATATGACAAGGCTATTGCTGATGCTAATGCAGACACAGAAACAGGAACGCCAAAATTGACAGCCTGGCAGGAAGCATTGCAGAGTGCGCTGAATGTAAAAAATATCTCTTCGGGCAAAAGTGCTGTGTCAGAATATATTGCAACAACAAATTCCGATTTGGAAAAAGCTGTTGAGGCAGCAAAAATTACAGGCGGTGATGTATCAAAGGTATACTCTGATTATGCCGATAAAGTAAATGATGCAATAACGCAATTAATAATGTCAGGCCAATATGTTGCCTCTGAATCGACTATACAGTCTTTAAAAGATTTTGCTGCGTCAGTTAAAGAAGTAGGAGCAACTTCTACTGATAATTCCAGTTATGAAGATGCTATCAAATCACTTGAAAGGCTGACGTCTGCTGCAAAATTAAGCGCCAGTGCTCAGCAGGAACTTAACCTGCAAAACGAGCATCCAGGCTGGTCTTCGGAACAGATTGACGAATATATAGTACATCTTAAATTATTAAATCAGGCACAGGAAACCACTATTGACTGGGAAACCACTTGGGAAAACTCCGCAAAAAATGTTTTTGAGGGATTGACAGGAACTTTTGAGACGGCTGCATCAACGATGGTTACGGAACTTGCAAAAGTACAAAATGGGGAGGAATCGTGGGGAGAAGCAAGTGCAAATATATGGGGCGCATGGGGTAATGCTGCATTAGGCGCAATTGCAGCAGTCGTGGAAGCAATTGGACAACAGCTTGCTGCAAAGGCTGGATCATTTTTAATAAGCGCACTGGAACTCCAGACAGAAGCTGCTGCTGCCGCCGCTCATTACGATTTTGTTACAGCAGGTACTGCAACTGCGGCTTCTGCTGCCGCTTTAAGTAATGCAGGCACTTCCGCTGCCGAGGCTGCCGGAGTGTACGGTATTGCAGGATTAATAAGAGGCCTTGGCTCTACGATATCATTGGCCACTGGCGGTATCGTCGCACCGTCATCCAGTGGAACACTCGTAAGGGTCGCAGAAAATGGAAGTGCGGAAGGTATATTCAATGCCGGCGAGTCAGGCAAGGCTTTGATTGACTCTTTTACATCGTCAATGCTTAAAAATATGGGTACGAATAATAATAATAATCAAACTATTATTCTGAAAATTGACGGTACAACTCTTGCTAAAATAGTAACGCGTAAACAGCGTAACGGAGATTAGACACATGAGAATATTATTTGATAATTTAATATTTGACGCAACTCTTACTGCTGATTCTGTGAACGCAAATTATCCGTTGACAAATTTGCAAAATGAAAGCTGCAAGAAAATATATATGGCAACAGCGCCAAGCGCAGTTATAACAGTAGCATTAAAAACTGTATCAACAGTAAATTGTTTTTATTTCGGTTATACCAATGCAACTGCCGTGACGCTTGCATTATATAATGCATCCGACGTGCTGCTTAAAACTGTAACGCTCAATGCGTCTCACGGAGGAGCGACATTTGCAACAACGTATACTGTGAGTTACGCAAAATTAACTCTTGCAGGTTCCGATATTATATATATGGGAATAATAGGCATCGGGAATAATTATAAAATGCCCGACCCGTATAATGATGTCATATTAAAACCTATCGACAACAGCACGAGAAATTACAGCAGTGACGGACAAAAATATACAAATTATGTTAATATCCTGCATCAGATGGATGTAACATATAAATTGAAAACACTTGATATTTATACTGCCGTTATGGCAAAATGGGAAGTACTAAGGCACAGTGTATGGGTAGAGCCATACGAAGAAAATACAGGGATTATCAATCCTATTTTTTGCGAAGTGACGATGGGTGACAGCCCGGAACAAAGTGACAGATTGTATACATGGAAACATAATTATAGAGAGGTAAGATAAATGGCAATCAATAAAATAACAGCTCCGCTTGCAGATGGTCCGAGTGTATTTGCAGTTCCGGTTATCAATCACCTTGCAGCACTACTTAATTGTTTTAATAAATCAGCAATTATAAAAAACGGATGTATATTAAAAGGTAGTTTATTTTGCTTAGGCGGAACGATGTATATTGCAGATGACGATACCGCAATAACAGGTACTGCATCGGATTATGTAGCAATTACAGCCAACGGGA